TCTGAATATGATTTATTTACAAATCCAATAAATCCTCCAGTTGGAGTATTTGGAACAAGAAGCGTTGAAGCTACAAGAAACTCAAGCTATATAAAAGAACTTCCGATTAAGATAGAAATGCTATCAATACTTCCTAGGGTGTCTGTATTTGAGCCAGATAGATACATCATGGTGTCTTCTCCACATGATGTTATTATTAATCACGAATCTTTTCAAAAGGCAATATTTGACAAAAATGTCTCTTTTGATAATGAGGAAATTCATGGACCTCTTGGATTTATTAAAATAGTAGATTCTGAAAAAGTTAAAGAGATAATAAACGATGGTGGCGCATTAAACATAATAAAAAAAGCATCTGTTATTTTCAAAACGACACTTAAGCGTGATGTAAACTCCTTGTCAGAAGATTATTTTAATTTTTATTTAGACTATATGACTGGCAATAGCAATATAAAAGTTGTAGATATACAAAAAAGATTTGTTTATAATGACACAATATCAACTCCACAAATGTCAATGTTTATAAGATTTGCCGTCTATGGAAACATGAATGAAATCATGAACAATTCACAGCATTTGGAATATGTAGATAACGTAAAAACTGTTGCATGTAAAAAAGACAGAGATGCGCTTATAAAAAAAATGATTGGAACGGATTTATTTATGAGTGACTACATGAAAGTTCCTATTAATAGTGTTATAGATACTCCAACAAAAAAAGTATATTCTGGTCCATTATACAAGACGTATGACGGTGAAATTGATGACGCATACGAAATGTATACAGAATCTCTTAAAAAAGAGCTTGACGGGTTCTATATGATTGACTCTGAGCTAACTTTGTCATCTTCTGATATTGCTTCTATAATGCCATCAATGAATGTTTATGCTGAATTTCAAGATGATTGTGTTGATGATTTCGTATATAATCCGAAAGAGGATATTGAGTCTTTTGGACTTGAATATTCAGTTGAAGAAGCAATAAAAAAGATAAAAGAGGTTGCATATGCCTATAGAGTTGAAGATGAGCCAGTGTCTATCATTTCTGTTGGAATAACAACTGACAATGAATGGTACTTTTGTGGGGAAGATTTTTTTAGAGCAAAAGATGTAGAAAATGATATTTCAACAACATATATAGATGGAGAATTAAAAACAATCCAAAGAGAATCTGAAAGTTCTATTAGGCCAGTCTATGATAAGAAGATTTTCTTTGATGACATTGATTTTGACGACTCTATATATGGTGAGTTGCAAGATATGTTCTTGTATACTGTTACAGGTTTTGGAGACAGACAGGATATAAATGACAATCCTGGAATGAAATATATTGCAGAACATCTTTTTGATTCTTCTGAAAAGTATTCGTTTTCATATGACGAAATAATCAGATTTAAAAAAGAAAGCTTGTTTTCATCCAGTATTAAAAAGCCTGTCAATAAGATATTGATGCCTGATATCTTTTCAGTATTGATGGAAGCTGAGGATAAAAAGGAATACATATCTGATAGCAATATTCATTTTGTCGGAAAAGCAAGAAGAGCATATAAAATCGACTACTCTTCAAGAAACAACAACTCAAAAGAACTTGCGTATAATGTTGGGCACACTATCACAACAATGATAGACACAGATAATATTAAGAGACTGTCTTCAATGTTTGCAGGTTCAAGAAAAAGCTTTTTTGGGGTATCTTTTAAATATGAAGGTGTGGTTGACTCTGTTGATGTAAAACAAGAAAGACAAAAACTTGTAAAATCTGAATACTATGATTTTGCTCTGTCTGTAAAAAGCAGAAAGACTGGAAATGGTTTCGTTATGGCTTATGATTACAATACGAAACAATACATAATAGATATTCAAGGAGATGCATATATAGAAAATTTTTCTTTGTTGTGTGCTGTATTTGATATTTTTATGCACGATAACTACAAGACATTAAATGGATTCAAAAGAAAAACACTTGGCATTTATGGTGTTGAGAACTCAAATGAAATTTCTGATATTTACCTGCTCTCAAACAGCGTAAAAAGATTTTACAAAGAAAACAATATATACGATATTGATGTGTATATATATGATGTTCATTTTGAGCTTGGAGAATTCAACACAATTGTCGAGAAAGAAATCCAATGCTGCGAAAGAACATTTGGTGCTGTTGTTGAAATAATTAATGATACCCTTAAAGTCAGAATAGATGGTAGCAATGAAAAAGAATATAGCTTGTCTATGATTTCTGCAAATCCGGCTGAAGTTATAGCTGATGGAGAAATTGTAATAAAAACAAAAAAAGGAAAAAGTTTTATTCCTAAAATGTTTTCTTCAGACAATATAAAAAGAGCTATAGTTACAATAGATAATGAAAAGAAGATTTTTATTCCGTTTGGAGAATATCAAAAAGTATCTATATATGATGACGTAGAAGCACTGTTTGCAATCACAGGAGATGGTCTTCTTTCTTGGAAAAAATATGTATTTGGGAACACGACAACAGAAAAGCTTGTTGATATTAAGGACTGTGTAGATGCAAAAAAAACACAAAGAAGAATTAATATTGTAAAATACGGAAAAAACATAACGATAGAGTTTGAATAAAAAAAGGAAATGCAATGATTCCATTATTATATATACTGCCAACCGATGAGGTTTATACTGAAGCCTCTGGCATAATAAAAGACATGTCTGTTAAATACAGCAACAATAGAAAGTCAATCCAAATAGAGTTTCAATACAATCTTGACGAATTCTTTTTCATGGATATATATCTTACTGCAGCTGACCAGCCAGAGGCTATATCTCTATATACAAAAACTGTGTCTGAAAAGATATATATAGACGACTTAACTGACAACTATACTTTACAAGGTGATTCTGTTGCAATATCAATGACAAAAGATATGATTATCTCTATTGTTGAAAATACTGTTACATATGATTCGTTCAAAAATGGAACGGAGATAAAACTAAGAATAATCCAAGAATCAAGAGTTCCGTCAGAAAGACCAGCTATGTCTTCTTTTTCAAGAACTCCAGGTGGAATAAGAATGACAATAGAAGGCGAACAGTTAACATATATAGATGGAGACAAAACAACATCATATAGACCATATGTGCTGATTGGAGGAAAGGTAATATATCCACGTTCAGTTGATGGTCATTATTTTATTTTTGACCTAGTTGGAAATCTTGAAGGACTGTCTTTTGTTGCCATTGCTCCATTTTCCATATTAAAAAGCTATATATTTAAACAGCAACCAATGCTTGAAAACATAAGTATAGACAACGATGGATTTGTTTCTCTTCTTGGGTTATCGTATGGATTCAAAAACGGAATAATAACAACAAGTTCTAGAAAAATGACATTTCAAAAATTTTTAGATGGAAAAAGAAAAGATGAATGGAAAAAATATTTATTCAATGTGATTTATGATAAGAATTTATATACTGAAATTTCTCTTTTGATTCCAACAATAAAACATAATTCAATGACAGTCTATGCATTTGGTGATAATATTCTTGCAAAAGGAAGGACGTCATTCTCTGTTGATGTTATTCCAGAGACTGGCGTTCGTTCTCTTGTGATTTCTATAGATAATCCAGTGGACATATACGGAAGAAAAATAGAAAAAAAATATGAGCTTATTATTGATACAGCAAGTATTTTTTCAAAAGGATTTCCTTCATATTCAAGAAATATTGCTAATAATTCATTTATGAGAACAACCAATAGTGATGGCTCTATCGAATATGACTTCTTTGATGATTCTGGAGATGTGCTATCAAAAGACGGATATTTGTTTGCTTCAAACAAGAAGATATTTGTTTCAGTCAAAGAAAGTAGATTATATACTGAATACAAAAGAACAAGAGGTTCAATAAATTCATTCAGAAAAATAACAGATGGCGATTTTATGATGCCATCGTTTTCTTTTTCATCTGTTGATTTTGAAAAAAACAAATTAATCACAACTTCTGGAAGCAAAGAAATTACAAAAAGTATTGACAACTTAGACGATGTTGTTGCTAGTACACAAACAAGGCTTTCTGGCCTAGATGCTCTTAGTGACTTTGCTGGTGTGTACTTTAATATACCTCCTGTTGAGATAAAAAAAAGTGCAATAGGTATTGATAACTTTGGAGATATTGTTCTGCTTTGTCGTACTGTTGAGGAACCTAGCTTTGGTGTATCTGGGATAAGAGATAGTACTGACAATTTATTTTATAACATTGTGTTCAACTATGAGCTTGACAGAATATTTTTTGTTTACGATATCAAAAGAGAGCTGTTTTATTGTATAAATTTTAGAACAAAAGAGGTTTACAAAACAACAGATTCTGAAAAGCCTCAATTTATAGATAAATACTTTTCAAGCGTTGATTTTGATAAATTAAAAATGTTTTTACTCAATGGAGGTTTTCAAAGCAATGCTGTTAAATTGAAAGAAAACGTTTATGTTTCATCAAAAGGAACAGATTCTAAGCATTCGTTATTTATTGGATATAGAAATGTTTTTTACGAAAATGGAATAAAGTTTTTTTCAATAATAAATGGTGAGATTGTGAATATTGATAATAACAGCAATGTGATAGTTCCATCAACTGAAAAATCATCTTTTATGTATAAGAAAACAGACTCCGCATATAGATATATATTTTCAGGTGTTCTCTGTAATGCAAATTCCAAGATAACTGAAGTAAAAATAGAGAATCAAAAGTTCTATATTGGCTTTAAAAGCGAACTTGGAACAACTGGGCATATAGAGATTGATACATCTGGTGGAGCAATAGAACTTAAAAGGTTCGTATCAATAGACATTGAAACTGGAGATGAGATGTTCTCTTTTATGTCATCTGTAGATATCAAATACTCAGATAGTTTTGATTCAATTGAGCAAGTTGGTGGCCTCCTTGTCTTCAAGTCAAATGCTGGCGATTCTTATGCTATTGATATAGAATTTATGTACCATGCAATACTATCTGGTTCTTTTTCTGTAAACAATTCTTTTTTTGTAGCTAACGAAGAATATTTTGCTATAATAAACAAGCAAAATGCTTCTAGCTATTTGTTTTCAAGCGGGGAAGATTATGTCAATGGGGAATCTATAGAGCCTCAACAATCTGAAGATTCTCTTTTTGTTAAATATAAAAATTCTATTATTGACGCACATGTGTCAAGAATTGATGAGATTGTAGATGCTTTTGATGGTAGCGATAACGTTCCAGAGAGCATAACTGTTCAGAAGATATTTGGAAATTTCAATATGTTGTCAATGGAACAGTATTTCCTAAAAACAGAAATTATAAAGGGTTAATTTTATGTCATATGTATACAAGCTAGACAATAATTATATTTCATCAGCACTTTTACCAATAGAGACACTGTTTGGTGAATGTGTTGTGAGCGTTACATCTACTGCTGTTAATTTTTTTGCAAACAATGAGATAGCTTTAGGGCTGAATGTTGGTTCAAGAAGAATAGCATATAAGCACAATGGAATCTTGTTTAAAACAATTGTTGAATCAGGTGCATCAAAAAAAATGACATATGTATCTAGACCAGCAATAGACAAAGGGTTTGTTGTGTGGGATGGTGAATTTTCATCAGACGCTATTGTAAAAGACTTGTTGTGTGCAACAAATATTACAAATGAAGATTCAAATTCATTTAAAATATATTTCAACAGCGACTCGAGTAGTATTTTTATAGATTATGCCCAAGGAAGTACTATTTCATACACTGGTGATTCTATGTCTATTGATGGAGAATCTGCTACTGGTGAACATGAGATATCGCTTGACGACATATCAATAACGATAGATACAGACAGGCTTTTATCTCTTGTTAATGGAAACTATTCAGAGTATGGAAAAATTGATTATACCGCTGGTGATTTTGATGTGTCTTACGATAGGATTGATGTTGAAAATGGTATTTTCGAAGAAGTAAACCTTTCTATTGATTTTGAAGGCCAGGTTTTTGATAGCTATGGTCACACATACTACATGGTAGAAGATAAAGATTTTGCAATATCTCCAGAAGTTATATGGTTTACAGATGATGATAAATATTTAAAGCTTGACCAATTCGCTTTCGCAAGACATAGTGATGATGTTTTTGAGCTATATCTTAAAGATAAGATTCGTTCATCTTTAAATGCGTCAGATGGGTACCTCGAGGGAATCATAGAGTGTTCAGTTAGAACATTTGTTAGATATGCAAAAGTATATTCTTCATATATTCTTGTTGACTATTATTATATGAAAACTGATGTTCCAGATGATGAATGTGCATCTCTGGACTCAACATCATCAATGAAAAGAGCATGTAGATTAAAGATTTATAATGACCATATAGTAATTTATGGTGTAGACGATGATTTAGAATATTGTCGACTTGCTAATGGAGTTGAAGACAATGTTGCTGAACTTTACGATGTTGCTAGATTCGGAAATGGGTATTTTAAATCAAGTTACAAGATGTATACATATACAGACTATGGAGACCATACGAAGATAATTTTTAATAGGGAAAGCTCAAGTAAGTATATCCAAGTTGAGATATATGATGAGCCATCAAGATACAAAGCAATTATTACTGTAAAAAATGGTAGTAGAGAGGATGTGTCCACTAAGTACTACAAAAGATATTATACAAATCCATTGTGGTCAATAGGAAATAGCGCATACATAAATGTAAAAATAAAACAATCGTTTGACAGCGTTTCCGACTCAAATGAAACACTATTTACAAATGCAGCGATTACTGTTCCTTCAGAAACAGTAAAAATACTAACAAGGGTTCTGTATGTAAACATTAATGAGATAGACATTGATGTTCCTCAGAAAAATTTATCATATGATGCTATGTCTCTCGTTCCATATTTTGATGATACAGAACTCAAGCTTCTTGAGATAAATTTTCAGCCTTCAACAGGAGCAATCTATGGAAGAATTGAAGAGTCAGGCTCATACACATATAAAACAAAAGACGAGATGATTGAGCTGCTTAATGCTATCAATGAGAGATATGAATTTGATATGACATGTAATATATCATCTTTAGTGTATACTGGTCTTGACGGTTCAAATAAAACATATGAGTTCTCAAACTCGACCGTAATAATAGCAGAGCATGTCATAGATTCAGCCGGTGGTTACTACAGAGTTTACTACAAAAACACAGACAGTTATGGGTTTGTAAATGCAAGAACATTTGAAGTAGTGGAGTAAAAAAATGAGAACATCAACAGAACTTTTTAACTACGTTCTTAATAGGGAGCCAAATAGAGGCTATAGAGTATATGAGTTTAACACTCTTAATGGTGACATATCCGATGAAGTAAGTGGAGCAAACAATAGGGTTGAAACTAATGGAATCGATTCATTTACAAACAGTCTTGGTAAAAACAATGGAATAAATCTATCAAAAAATATCACAAGAAATGAGTATGGGCAAGTATATCCATTTTCATTTTTGCTTTCATCTGGAAGTGACAACAGTTTGTCTGTAAAATATATTGACGAAACAGATGAAGAGCATTCTGCAAAAATATCAATTGGAGACAACAATGTAATTGATATTATTGTCCGTGACTTTGATGATATAACAATTGGTTCAAACAATATGATTTTTGGAGACTTTAACACTAAGCGCACCGTTATTGGTGATGGCAATTTTTTATACAACTTTGACAGCGAACTTCCAAATGGAACAAATGTAATATGCTATCCAAAAAAATGGTCGTTGCAGATAGATGCAAGAGTTGTTGAGTATGCAGGTGAAGGTCAAAAATATATAGAAATCGACAATACTGATAAAATCGCTTTTGGTACAGAAATTTTGTTTGGCTCAACTGCTTCCGCTTTTGTAAGAAGAATTGTTAAATCTGTTATTGGAAACCGTGTTTATTTTGACGAACCGTTAGCTCCAAGAGAATCTACGTTTCCTGGCGCACAAGTAATGAATCTATATTACGAACCACTAAGTGAAATAAGCGGTAAGACATTATATGAAGTATCGACACGAACAAGAAAAGTGTTTCTTGATACACAAGGAAACTATCATTTAAGAAAAATAAATATTGGTGACTACGTATCCTCTGTTGTATATTTCCATAGAGACTCTGATGGAATGACGTTTTTAAAAGATTTTATTTCTGTAAACATTCCTGCAGGAACTAATTTTTATATAAAAGAAGAAAATCCGTACAAAAAATGGGAAGTATCATTGTCTAGAATAGAAGGAAACAGATACGCAATCAATGGAGATATGAACATTGCTCACATAGGAAGAATTGGAACAATTGATGGGAACCAGTTCTCTATTGTTGAATTTTCAGAAAATGAAATAGTTACAGACATTGATATTGGAGAAAATCCTAATGTTGTGTTTTTTGAAATTAGTAGCAACCCAGGTGGAAATATCTTTTCAACAAGTTTATCAGAAATAGCAGATATTAATGATGATTTTATTTATGTTGATAGCACTATTGGTATTTTTGTTGGTCAGTTAATAAAAATAGAAGGTATTGAAAACGTTTTCAAGGTTATTGAAATAGTTGATAATAAATTATTTCTAAATAAAAAAATAGTTAACGATTCTTTAAGCAATGAAGTTTTTATAGGAAAGACTCAGCTCGAAAGCAAGGAATCATCAAGAGACCTTATTGAGTCTGTTGGTAATGATTGCTCTTCATATTTAAAAGGATAACACAATGATTGTAACAGCAGCACCTTATACAGCACACTACAAAAGCGGAATAATGTTCTTTAACTTATCTTCAAAGTCTTTCAAAATAGACGATAGTAGCGTTTTTAATGATTATGATATTGCTTTTGTTTATGATGATGATATTTTTTATGCATCGCTTGGAGATACTCTTAAATTTGGAGTATTAAATAGAAAGACAAATGAGCTGTATGGTCCGTACAATGACCCTATTCAGTTTATACTAACAACATGCTTTGGAAAGTATGACAATGCTATGTATTTTTTTAAAAATTGCTTTTTGTTTGATGAAGAAAACGATGAGTATATTTTCAAAATAAAATGGTTCAAATATGGAAAATTTACATACACTTTCACAGACAGTATCGTTGCTATAGCAAAAGAAATAGCAAAAACAATGTATATGATTGATATTAAATTCGATATAGAGACAACACCAACAACATATTTTGAAGAAGGTGCAATAGAGAATTTTATAAATACATTGTCGATAATGTTTAACAGAAGCAACTTTCCTGAGTTTTATGAAGAATCAGATGGCTATTTAATTTCAAGAACTCAAAAAAAATCTGGACTTGGAATTCATACAAAAAATAAAAATAGCTTTTTTTATCTAAATTTTTCAAATAAGCGTCATTCAAACGTTATTATTCCAAAAAAATACCCTAGTGGATATATATCATTTTCAAGTGATGGGAGTGATAGAGGAAATGAACTATTAAGTATCTTTGAAGACACAAAAAATATATATACAGAAACAAATTTGTCTACCGTTGAATATTATGCAAACAAGTATGGCTTTGAGTCAACTGTAAAATCAATTGATATAATTGAAACAAGCATCTTTGAGGATATTGTAGTTGTTTACACAGGTGGAAATGATGTAAGATACAATTATGTTGTATTTAAACTGCCAGATGGCTCTGTGAGAATGGCAAAAGCAGACATGTTTAAGATGGAATTTCAATTCATAGATGAATCTGAGCAGTCATCATTTCTTATAGCAGACAGATATGTTGTAGATATTGATGAAAACAACAATGTTTTAATTAAAGAAATTTTGTATGAAGGGGAAATACCAAATGGTAAAGATTTTGCATTTGCATCAAGCTACATACAGTTTTCTCTAGATAGAAAAAGCGGTATGTGTAAAAATCTATATGGAGACAATATGTCTTTCTCTTTTATCACAGATTATCTCCAATATGTATTATAAGGACTAAGGTATGAAATTTTTTAATGAACAGTCATATGAGTTATCCGAAACAGCAAAGAGGAGAGCTGTTGACACTGAAATCGAACTTATTGAGCTTGATTCTATAGAGTGTTTTATGGGAATAAAAAAAGCAGTGAGAATAAATGTTCCATCTGATGACCTAAAGACATCAAAAAGGATTTATATAGCTGATAAAAACGGAAATGAGATTGATGGTTCAATAGACATAGTAAGTATGTCTATTCCCTGCATTAGCAAAATCAATAATGGTGTTGTTGTTGAGCAAAACAATAAATATAAAAATGATGGTTTTTCTCACGCTTTTCTATTTAGGGAAAATGGTGGAAAATCTATAAATATAGGAGATTTCTTATCAATTTCTCTGTCTGTTTCTCCAAATAGAAAGACATCAAAAATTTTATCTGCCATTAAAGATGACGGAAAAAGTGTTGATATTTTTTCATCAACTTCTGGCAGTCTACTAGGTGGAATAAATGTAGAAGATAAAAAGAGAGTAGTAATAACAGTGTCTTTTATTCCTTTTTTCTTCATTATGAAAAATGGTGATGTTGTGCATAAGCATTGTGTATTGCGTTTCATAAACGATAGACTTGTCGATATGTTTTTTGTAGACTATGGATTTTTTAAATCAATTGTATTTGATGACACTAGCGATGGGTTTGAGTCACATGGTGGATTTTATACGATTGAAGAACAAGGAATATCGTCTGTATATATAGCTGAAGATAATATACCGTCAGATGTATATTCTCTGTATGATATTATAAAATCAACAAGATTCTTTAACGATGGAGTTTTCAACAAATTGGAAAAAGTATTAATAGGATGTAAAAAATGATTACGCTAAAGCCAGTATTTTTTGGAACAATACCAAGAAAGTCATCTAATGAAAGTTTGATATACAGATATATATTTGCTTCTGCAGACCCTGTTGTATATTTCGTTGCTTATGGAATTCCGTCGGACAACCATATTGAGCTGTTTTTTACCCAAGAGTTTAACAACCTATATAATGAATCATCAATATGTCTTGATGACAAGAGCAAATACGGATATATCAAGCTTGAATACGGAGTGCCTGGAACAATATCTGTAAAAAACAATTATCTTGTGGGTTTTTCTGAGATAGTTGAGGTTAATATTGTTGTTAAAGAAAAGCCTGTGTTATCTGAAACAACAAATTATTCTGGAGTGCAGCTGAATGATGCAATCGAATTTGCAAAAAAAGAACTAAAACCTTTGTATGACAACAATCTTTTTGTTGTTGTTAATTTGATTCTTGTAAGCATAGAAGTGACACTTGACTCAATATTGAAAAACATTCCTAATCCAAATGTAGAATCTGTTGTTAGATATATAATAAACGCAAATTTGACAAATAGCTACAATCTGTTTAGAGCGCTTGATATTAGTCAAAATAGCGAGACTTGGAAAACTCTAAAAAGATTATTTTCTGTCTCATGTAATGTATCTCCAGTAAACAGCACATCTGCTGAAAATTTTGTTAAAATTGTTGAGTTTTCAAAAAAAATTCGCACAAACAATATATCAATAGAAAATATTCCTTATATTGTTTTGATTAGATTGTTTGCAAGATGGTCTGAGTTTCAAAATGATTTCGAGTTAAATAGAATTAAAATAGCATCAGAAAATATAATAAAAACGGAGCAAATATCTTTTGATATGTCGTCAATGGAAGACTCATCAACAGTATATGAACTTATCTCGCTTTTTCAAAAATTTATATATATCAAAAAGATAGATTTGAAACACGAAGATGGAAGAGTTGTTACTGTTGAATTTGATAATCAATTATGGATTGACTTTACAAGAGAATCAAACGATTGCCATGAGACAAAAATATTGAATGCGAAAAATGGTAACTTTGGTGTTCAATATGGATATGGAAATAATTGTGATTATTATGCTGGAATTTTTTATGAAGCATTGCCAGGGAAAAAATACGGATATAAAAGAGAAGATAAGGTAATTGATGGTAAAATAGGCATAGAAAGAACCTTTAGATGGGAAGAAGAAACTGTTGTTTCATCTGGAGATTCTATACCAATTTCACCTCTTCTAACTGTTGAGGTAACAGGAGTTTAGTGGTGGTCAGTAGTACGATTGATTTTGGACATCAAATAAAAAAAAATATTCTTGAGCTAAACGATGATAAGTTCAAGTTAATTGCATCAACAAGTGTTGATATGCCAGCGATATTGTGTTTTTATGCAGCATCTCTTTTTGTTGGAGATGATATTTTGGAATATGAAAACGAAACAATAGAGCTAGTTCTTCTTAGAAGTAATATTTCACCAAAAATTATAGAGAAGTCTGTTTATGTCAAAAATATAATCGCAAACATAGATGGGACATTAACTGTCCCTCAGTACTTCAAAGTTGCTTCAGATGTGTTAAATGACCATGAATTACACACAGACACAATAGGTGTTGCATCTACAGAGGAAATATTATGGTCAACGACGTGTCTTATAGCAATAACAAATGCAGACAATATACCGCTGGATGGAGACGCTCTTCGATATGCTGTTGCATGCATGAAGTCTGAAGGATGGACCATGCCTCCATTTTTCTTTAATGTAGAAAAGGTTAATTCTTTCTTTGAATACTATGATAAATCCATATATGAGTCTGTGAAATGCGATACCAACACTCTTTTTAAAGTATGTAGTGTTGATGCTCCGAGAGATGCTGACACAAATTGGAGAAATTTCTCTGAGATGCACAAACCTCTCATCCAGTATTTTGTTGCAAAAATGAAAGAGCTTGAGATGTATTTTAAAAAAATAGGATAATTTTTTGAGAGTAGATACAGCCATATCAACTTTTATAGACAAGAGGCTTTATGTTGGTGGTGATAAGCTAGACTTAAAAGATTATGATGCATTTAGATTGCCTTATGATATTGATGAGCGTGATGTAATGATTACAGCAGGTAGGCAAGTCGGAAAAACAGTATATCTTGCTGCAAAACTTGCCACACGTTCTGTTTTTAAGCATCCAAGTCGAGCACTGTATGTTTCACCATTAGAATCTCAAGCTAAGACATTCTCAAAAACAAAACTAAAGCCAATAATAGATTCAACAAAAGAGCTTAAAGCTGCATTCAGGGGAAAAGATACACAAGACGATGTATTCTTTAAAAGAAACTCTCTTGGTGGATATATAGAGCTTACATACGCTTCCATAACTGGTTCAGACCCTGTTCGTGTTCGTGGTAAGTCGGCTGACGATTTATACCTCGATGAAGCCCAGGATATAGTGTATGACATTATACCTGTAATAAAAGAGGTTACTACGTCATCAAAAGACCCAACGGTAACATATGCAGGTACAGCAAAAAGCCTTGAAAACACAACAGGTGTTATATGGGAGTTATCAAACAAGCTTGAACGTGTAATCAAATGTACACATTGTGGCCATTGGAATATAATAAATAGAGATAATATCTCTAAAGCTGGTCTTGTTTGCAATAAACCATCTTGTAGAAAAAGAATATATGTCGAAAATGCACAATGGGTTATAACCGGAGACCCGCATGCAGAGTATGTTGGCTTTAGAATTCCTCAGCCTGTGTTGCCATTCCACAATCAAGAATCAAAATGGTCAGAGGTGTGGAAAAAATATGTTACAACATCACCTGAGACATTTAATCAGGAGGTTTTAGGAATACCATCTGGAGCAGCTGATAGATTTTTAACATTAGACATGTTAAAAGAATTATGTACAAATAAAAACTTTGTATATGCACCAACAACGGAGTGGAGAAAAAACTACCATTCTTTGTTTATGGGAATAGACTGGACAGGGGATGGTGTATTAAATAAGTCGAGAACTGTTGCTGTTATCATAGGTCACAGAAGAGATGGAAGATTTGAGCTTGTTTGGGCACAGATTTTTCCACCAGGAAACACAAATCATCAAGCAGAAGAGCTAATTAAGATTGCAACTCTTTTCCAGTGTCAAATTGTAGGTGCAGATGCAGGTATGGGTATGGTTCAAAATGCAGACATGATGGCTGCATTGGGCGCAAACAGATTTAGGCAAATATTGTATTCTGGTGCGAAAAAACCATTTGACTATGATATAAATGCAAATAGGATAATACTTAATAGAACGGCAGCTATAGACACAATAATGATGATGTTTGCGAAAAAATTTAGACCACAAGCAATAACTGGTGGAAAAATAATGGAGTTTTTATTTCCAACATTTAATGAATCAAGACCGTTTTTTGAGGACATTTTGGCTGAGTTTACGCAAGAAACGTCAACAGGCTATAAAATATGGACTCATGCGAATACAAAACCTGACGATACTTTGCATGCAATAGTTTTCGGTATGTACGCATATATGCACTTCAGGGGATTTCCGACATTCTATTGAGTTGGATTTTTTTCTAAGTTTTTGATAATATTAGATAAACGGTTTATAGGAGAAAATATAATGCCAAGTAAAAAAGAAGTTGTTACTGCACTGCGAGAAGCTGCTGCAGAAATAGGAAATCTAAAGAATGAAAACGCAGCGCTTGCTGAAAAAAACAAAACTTTGATGGAAAAAATTGCTTCATTAGAAGAGAAGACAACACAAGTCGGTAATGAGTTTTCTCCTAATGAAATCGAACATGATTCTGCACTACAAAAAAAGGCAGAACAAGACGGATTCCAGTTTCGCTCTAGTGGATTTGGACAGACAGCGGACATACCTGGTGTTGATGATTATTCTCATCTTAGCCCAGATGAACGCATGGATTTAATTCTAAGTGGCGAATCTGTAATCGAATATTAAAAAAAGGTTTATAAAATGAGCTATAAAACAGATAAAGTTTTTGGTCGTAGAGAAACGGTACATATTGTATCTCCAAACTTTCTACAGTTACCAAAGGTTGAAATTGAGGTTCCTGCAGATGTTAAAGTAGATGCTGGACTTTTTGTTGGGGTTGACGGAAACCTTCTTACTCTTACTGACACTATTGCTTCGCACTTTCTTGTTACAGAGTCTACATATTATGATGACTTTAAAAACAGAAACAAACCTGCGAATGTTATGGAAGGGTACTTTGGACAATTTCTTGTTCATACGAAAGTTTTTGAAGAAGGCGATACTGCTTTTGCTAAGGGAGATAAAGTTACTATCATTAGTGGTAAATTTGCTCATGTTGATGATACTCACACAGTTGCTGTTGGTGAAGTAACAGATAGAGGCGCTGACTGGATTGCAGTCGCAATGCTGTAAGATAAAAAGGAGCTAATATGAAACCAGCAATTCAAACAACTGTATCTACAAATCAATTTGGTGAAAGAATCATCAATGATGAAGGTTTTAGAAAGGAAGCTGCAGATGGCTTTTCTCTTTTTATTCAAGATAAAATCTATGAAGGTGGATTTGCAAGAAAGGTAATTAACCCTACTCCTGTTTCACCTAAAGATTTAACACCAACTGAGCACACTGACCAACCTGCAATCATGGTTGAAAGAGATGTTGACGCACGTGCAATGACTGTTCCTATGCGTGGTCGTGGTGAATTCAGATACCATGAAACAGACAGATATACTGTTTATTTTGAAAAAATAGTATCTGAAAAAATCCAAAAATCAAAAATGGAAATGCTTACTGTTAGAACAGACTATAAAAAGCTGTTCAAAGAGCGTATTGCACAAGCAATGTATCAAGTTGAAGACATGACTGTTATGGGTGGTGTTCGTAAAGTTCTTGGTGACGAAGAAGCTGAATATAAAGCTGCTAATGGTGATGCATTAACTGAAAACGGAAACAAAACATTCTCAAGCCAAACTGTTTATTTTAACAATGGTGAAACTTTGGATAAATCAAACCTTGTATTCCTTTTCCAGCTTGCTACTAGAAATCGTATCGCTGCAAAAACTGTTCTTATGACAGAGACTCTAAAGCAAGAGTTAATGCATATGACAATGGAAGAAGTTGGTGATAGCGTTGTTTCTAAATTCTGGGAAGATGGTGTTGATAACATCTCTGACTTCTGGAACAAAAAAATTGTTACTACAATCAAAAGTGATGTTGTTGCAAACAATGAGATTTTCGTATTTGCTCCACAAGAGATGTACGGACACTTCTTCATTCTTCAAGACCACACTACTTACATTGAAGTTGACAGAGACATCGTTACAATGGATTCTGAAGCATACATTGCTCATGCTATTGGTAACACTAAGGGTGTATACAGAGGCGTATTCACTGACATCGAAGCATAAAAAGGAGTTTAGATGTTGAGACGGGAAGACTATATATTAAAAAACAATACTGACAAGCCATTGGCTGTCGGTAATGTGGTAATACATTCTGGAAAAACAGTTGCTGTAAAAAGAAAACTGTTTAAAAGAAAAGCTGCTTACATTTCACGAATGTTAGCTGAAAAGCGACTTGTTATTGTTTCTAGTATGGAACCTGTCTCTGCTAAAGAGGAAGAGCCTAAAGGCGAAATCCTTGACTCCAATGCTGAAGGAGTAGATAATACTCCTGATGCTACAGTTGATGTAGAGGCAAACAAAGAGTCAAACGACTCGCAAGACGAACTTGATACGAATGTTGATTCTGAAGATGATGACACAGACATTGATAGTGAAGTTAAAACAGATGAGCCTAAAGATGAATCTAGTGATGAAAAATCTTCTGAAGATGAAGAATTGAAAGAAGATGAAGAGTCAAAAGAAGAATCAAAAGAAGAATCTGATAAAATTCAAGTAAAGAAAACTGTTGATGCTCCAAAGGGCAGAGGCAAGAAAAAATAAGGTTGAATTATGATAGGTGAAGGCTGCAGAGAGAAAATTAGGGCAATTATTCTTGCTCATCTTATAACAAAGCTAGTGAGAGAACTAACAGCTACAAAGATAAGAGAAAATGGAAACATTTCTGGAAATCCAATGGTTGCAAGACTTGATGATATTATTGGGGGACACAATGCTTATTGATATTTATCTTGATGAGAACATGGAAGTGTTTAAAGAGAAATTAAAAAGCACTCCGGATGTTATCCCTATGATTGAAAAAATAGCTTCTGTCGAACTAGAAGATAGAGACGATGTGTCTGAAAATGCATTTGCATGGCCAGAAGAAAAAATGTACCCTATTTATACTCCTGAGCTTGCACTTATCTCTAGTGTATATGTATCTGGAGAAGATGCTCCTGAGTTTGTAAAACAAGCATGTGAAAATGCCTGTATTGCATTTGGAATGGATATAAGTATTGACGGATTGCAAAAAACAGCATCTATTGAAGCTGAGCAACTAACAATGGATGATTTTTTAATTCCTGATTCTCAAAAACTACCAGTTGTAGATAGAGATACAGCGATAAAATCAAGAATTGTTCTCGAAAAAGTTGCATCTGATTTGAGTGTTGACAATTTAATATATGCAAACAGAACTTTAGTAAAAAAAGCATCTGAATATGGTATTGAAGTGTCAGACAAAGAAAGAGCTTTGGGTCTTTATGGACACATAAAGAAAAACGATGCGATTGCTGTTGCATATGATAGATTTATGCATACTGGAGATAAGTGTTACACAAAATTAGCTTCTGATATACCAGAAGGCGGTGCGTTTTCATTAGAAAAAATTGCAAGCTTTGTGAGAGGTATAGCAGAAGCAGATGAAAGAAATGGCGTAAGTGAAAGCATTAAAGATACTATACTTTCTGTTATCACACCATCTGATAAAAATTACGATACAATATCAATATCAGGAGAAGATATTGATGTTAAAAAAATAGCTTCTCTTAAGGCTGATGACATAAGCGATATGTTTGGAGAAAGAGTTGCGTCTGTGCTTTCTGATGAAGCTGGAAATATTGATGTAGATTCTTTTTCTGATTTTATGTCAGCTCTTTCAGACGAAGAGCAAGAGATTATGCTAAATAAATTAAAGGAAATATAATGGGATGCGCAATAGAAAAAAGAACTCTAGATGTAAACAATAGTGTAAATCCTGTATTTGGAACTTCTATAGGTGGTGACGCTACAGATTTAGTATGTGACCTATATATGAGAAACGAAGGAAGAAAATGTTCTTATACTGGCCTTGTATCTAGAGAAAATGACGATGTCCAGGGTATAGCTTCAGGCGGTCTTGGTGGAGGAAAAATAGTAATACTTCAGTCTGCAAATTCTGGTATAGCTGGATATACACAATATAGAGCAAATGCTGAAGCTCTTGAAATACCAGTATAGTAAAATAAGAAAAAGGATTTGACATGGGACAAGCTACATCAGTTAGACAAGAGCTAGCGAATAGTGAAATAATGATTCAAAAAAACAGACAAGAGCAGCGCTCTGGTCAACCTATTTTTGGAGTAGGAGAATCTGTAATAAAAGGATATACAGCGATACATATGTATACAGTTGTTAGTGGAACGGCACTAAATTCAAGCAGTTCTCCATCTGGTGAAATCATAACGCAGGGCACTTCATTTTTGACTGGATATGCAACAGCAGCGACAGACTTTGCTGTAAAAGTTTAACAACTGGATAATAAATGACTCCAGCAGAACTTGAAGTCAAGAAAAGCATATATACAGATTCAGCAAAGAGAACGTTCAATGCTGATTCTGGAGCTTCGATTGATACACACATAGCACATCATCTGCAGAGACTAATCAGAGACACTCACAATGCTTCATCAACGTTAAAATCAAGTGATTCTGTCGGGTATGATATATCAAAAGTAAAAAGAGCAGCCGACGAATACTACATGACATATGGAAAAGATGCACCAATAGAACATATTGCAAAATCTACAGGATTGTCAAAAAAAGTCGTTCAAAAGCACTTAAACTCTCAAGGTCCAACAGTTTCATTTTCTTCAGATTTTTCCGTGTCTTCTATTGATATTTCTCCAGAAGATTTTTTTCAACCAAAATCAAAAGAGGACAAAAAAGTATTTGATACAATAGTTAATGATATGAGTTCGTCGGAGTCATTAAAACACACAGGATTGTCGAAAAGCTCATACTATCGCTCTTTGGATAGAATAAAGAAAGCCATGAGAAAAACATACTTAAATAAGGTTGAAGCATGGTCGCAAAAGTAAAATCTCTACTTGTTAGAAAAATGTGTAAAAGTATATCTTCAGACTGCAGTATAGCTGATATAAATGAATCTTTTTTAAGTATTCAGGAATCAATAAATTTTATAGTTGA